TGCCCCCGGCAGTTGCTCAGACCGCCAAGGCCATGCGGCAGGAGATCAAGGCAAAGTACAAGGAGATTGCCATCACGATGGACGACTACAGCACCTCGGCCTCCAGCAACACCATGGCGGCAGACGAAAGCGCACTGGACGTTCAGGTGTCAGATACGGAGTTCACCGACGTGACCGACAAAGACAAGGATCTCCCCTTTGCTTAATCAGGCAGCAGCCCTATAAAATTTCATGCCCGCAGGGGGAACCGCATCGAGGCGGCTCCCCTTAAGGCATAAAGGGGAACAGATATGAAACTCAAGAAAGAATGGCGGTGGAGGCAGCATGGCGGCAAGAGAGATAGATCTTGATAAGGTGGTGGATTACCGTGCCGAGTACACCGCCGTGGTTCAGAAATACAAGCTCGCCGGGGACAAGCTGACAGGTCTGTGCCCTTTCCATGAGGACAGGAACAACAGCCTCTCGGTCGATCTCAAGACCGGCAAGTGGCACTGCTTCGCAGAGGACCGGGGCGGCAACTTCGTGTCATTCTGGGCAGAACTGCATGGCGTAGACACCAAAGAGGCATACAAGCAGATTTTGGAGAAATACGGCGTTACTGCAGAAACCCCGAAACCCGCCAAAAAGGAAAAGACCACAGTCCTCGAAGATTTCAGCCTTGCCGAGTATGCCTTTGCAAAGCACCTCCCGGAAGAGTGGCTGGCCAAGACCTGCCGCCTCGAAACCCGGAAAGACCGCAACAACGGCACCGCATGGCTCTACATTCCCTACTACAACGCAGCCGGAGAAGAATCCACCTACCGCAAGCGGTACGCCCACAAGGACTTCCGCTGGCGCACCGGCAGCTCCGGCAAAATCTGCCTCTACGGTGAGTGGCGCATCCCTGAATTTGCCAACGCCGGGTACGCGGTCATGGTTGAGGGCGAGAGCGACACACAGAGCCTGTGGTACATGGGCATCCCGGCCATCGGTGTGCCGGGGGCCTCAATGTTCAAGCCGGAACAGTCCTCGGTGCTTCAGGGCCTGAAGCTGTACCTGCACCACGAGCCGGACGGCGGCGGCGACACCTTCATCCACAAGATCTGCACCGGCCTCCGGGATGGAGGCTACGAGGGAGAGGTCTACGAGTGGAGCTGCAAGGCTCTCGGCGAAAAAGACCCTTCCGACCTTTACATCAAGCATGGCCGGGAACAGGCTGCCAAGCTGATCCGGGATGCCCTGAAAACCGCAAAACCTGTGGACTACAAAAAAGAGGACATCCCAGAAGCGATCAGCGGCGCACCGATCAGTCTCCGACAGCCGGAGGGCTGGATTTACTCGGACAAGGGGATCAGCCGGATCGACGAAAAGAAGTTCCAGCCGGTCCTCTGCTGCCGCACCCCGATCATCCTGACCAAGCGTCTCCAGAGCATCGAAACCGGGGAAGAAAAAATAGAGGTGGCCTTTAAGCGAGACGGCGTCTGGCAGAGTGCCATCTACCCCCGGTCGGTGATCTTCCAGAGCCGCAGCATCACCGCCCTCGCAGATCTCGGCTGCACGATTACCAGTGAGAACTCGAAGCAGGTGGTCCGCTTCCTCGGAAGTCTTGAGGCCGAGAACATCGACATCATCCCAAAAGAGGACAGCACCTCCACCTTCGGATGGCAGCCCGGCAACAGGTTTGTGCCCGGACACGCTGACGGCATCACGCTGGACATCGACCCATCCCAAAAGGCAATGGCCACGGCCTACTGCCAAAACGGAACCTTTGAGAAATGGGTGGAACACATGGACCCGCACCGCAGCCGCCAAAAGTTCAGGTTCATCCTTGCAGCCAGCTTTGCCGCCCCGCTCCTGCGGATCGTGAAGCAGCGCATCTTCTTCGTGTACAACTGGGGCGGTTCCAAGGGCGGCAAGACCGCAACCCTGAAAGCAGCCCTCTCCGCATGGGGAGACCCGGAGCGGCTGATGGTCAACTTCAACGCCACACAGGTCGGCCTCGAACGGACGGCAGCCTTTTACTGCGACCTCCCCCTCGGCATCGATGAGCGGCAGCTTGCTGGCAACAATCAGGCTGGACTGGAAAAAATCGTTTACATGATCGCATCCGGCACCGGCAAGATCAGAGGTGCAAAGAGCGGCGGCATTCAGGCTACCCAGCAATGGCGCACCGTCGCTCTGGCCACCGGCGAGGAACCTCTCAGCACCGAGACCACGCAAACAGGTGTCTCCACCCGTGTGCTGGAACTTTACGGCGGGCCGTTCGACAACGAGCGGGATGCCGGATTGATGCACCAACAGTCTGTGATGGACTGCGGCTGGGCTGGCCCGGCCTTCGTCAAGAGGATCATCGCCACCCCGGAGCGCACCATTTGTGATGCCTTCGAGTTAATGCAAAGCTACGTCCATGCAATGGCCAACGGCAAAAACGGCTCCCATGTTTCCGGCATTTCCGCAGTTGCGCTGGCCGATGCCATGATCGATAGCTGGTTCTTCAACACGCAGCAGCAGGGCGACCCCACCGACGAGGCCGACGTTCTGCAGCAACTGGGCATCCACCCGGAATCGTGGAAAAAGGCCAAGATCATGGCCGCCAGCATTTTGGAGGAACAGGTAGAGAACAACTCCACCGATGTGAACGAAAACGCGGCGCAGTTCATCGTGGACTGGGTCATGTCGAACAAGGCATACTTCGGAACACAGGTGATCGGCACCTGCCTCGGCATGATGAACGAGAGCGGCAACACGGTCTATATTTTCCCCTCCATGCTAAATCAGGCCCTCACCAAAGCCGGGTACAGTCCCCGGAAAACCATGAAATATCTGGCCGACAAAGGGCTGATCAGTATGTACCGGGAGAAGAACGGAAAAATCACCTACTCCACCATGCGAAGATTCGGCGACCGTAGCTGCCGCTTTGTCGAGTTCTTCATCGGCAAGCTGGCAGAGAACAAGGACCCGATGGACGATCTCGAAGATCAGATGGACCAAGAGGAACCACCTATGGCTCCGGCAGCGGCTCCGTTCCAGACCTCAGCCACGCAGACCACGATGCAGGACGACTTCACCGTGATCGACGACACAGACGACCTTCCTTTCTAAAATTTGTTTCACCTAATCTTAGGTGAAACGCTAGGTGAAACGCTAGGTGAAACGCTAGGTGAAACAGAAAAAGTCAAGCAGCCAAGCGGCTTTTTAATAGATTGTTTCACCTATTTCACCTAAAATCAAAATACAATATGTTTTTGCGCATTTTTGCATTTTGCAAGATTTTAGTGCAAAATTGCAAAATTCTTAAAAATACGGTGTGTGTTTCAAAATAGGTGAAACAGGTGAAACGGAACCCGGAAAGCCGCACGGCCACAAGGCAAAACGCCGTTTCACCTATTCCCACCGATTAGGTGAAACAAGCACCCGAAACTACAACAGGAGGCATTGCAAATGGAAATGACCTACGAGCGGGCCGCCGAGATCCTCGACCCGGAACACCGGGAAGCTTACGACAGCATCGAACCTGTCATCACAGCTTGCAAGATGGGGATGGAAGCTCTCAAAAAGCAGATTCCGGCAAAGGTGAATTTGTGGGAAAACTCACAATTTGGTAATTGCCCGTATTGCAACGAAGTTGTTTATAGACCGGCCCTGCTCAAGAGCGTACATTGCTTCAGGTGCGGCCAAGCATTAAATTGGGAGGATTAAAATGGACGAAAGCTACTACACCGCCCGGCTGGTGATCACCGAGGGATACGAGGACCGGCTGGACATGACGATCACCTGCCAGAACGCCCAGCAGCTGCTCCGGGCAAAGGACACCATCGCCGATCAGATGAACACCTACATCGCAGAGTTCGCCGTTCAGAGCGGCCTGACCGGGGCACCGAGCAACGCCGAACAGAATGCCGCTGCGCTTCAGGCAGTCATTCAGGAGCAGACCGAAAAGGCCAAGCAGCAGGAGCCGGAAGAACCTGCCGAGCCGGGGCCGCCCGAAGTTGCACCCGATGAGCCGGAGGAAAGCCCCCCCCTCGCACGATGATGCACTCGATGCCGTCTGCTACCGCCCGGATCTCGCATCCTTCAAACTTGCACCCACCGAAACTCCCAAAAAGGCAGCGAAACCCGAAGGAGCAAAAGGCTTGATGAGACTGAGATGCCCGAAGTGCGGCGATGAGTTCGTCGCTTTCACAAAGGACTACCGCACCGAGTGGACCTGCAAAGAATGCGGTGCAAAATTCTCGCTGGAAAACACCGCACTGTTTGAATATGACTGCAGCTGCGGTCGGCACACTTACGGACAGACAAACATCGAAAGCCCGGATTTTAGCTATCCCTGCGGCGATTGCGGCAAGGAGACCACTCTCAAATGGAACCCCAAAGCCAAAAAATACATGGAGTGATGCAGATGCCCGCCTCGGACGACGACCGGGAAATGATGGCCCGGTTCAACGATACCTTCAGGAAGCTCAAGACCAACCGTGAACAGGTGCCGCTGGAAGTCCTCCAGACGAAGTACGGCAAAGCCTACCAGAAGCTGACCAAAGAAATGGCCGACCTTGCTGACTGGTTCGCCGCCCGGCTCCGGGAGAGGATGCCGTTCCCGATGCACCCAAAGGACATCGCCGGGAATCGGCAGCTATCGCAGCAGATCGCCGCCGTCCTCGCCGAGGAAAGTCAGCCGGGTGCCCTCATGGACCAGTACCGAAAGGCCCTGATCGATGACCTCGACTATGACAAGTTCCTCGACCTCGTCTGGCAGCTTTACCACCGCACCGAGGAAGCCTACGAACCCTACTGGCAAAAATACAACTTCTGGCACGTTTACCCGGACGGCCACCGCTGGATCAGGAACCACATCACAGGATTCTTCTGGCAGAACGGCCAGCCGGGAAACGATTCGGATTCATTCACCAACGAGGGAGGCTACTGGATGGACTCCAAAGGAGAGTACCAAGGCGCAGCCTTTCCCCCTCACATCAAATGAGACAAGATATGGACAAGAAAGAATTGATCGCCCGGTTTGAATCGGAGATGGCCAAGGTCAAGCGGCCCGGCATCGACAAGTTGATGGACTACATCCGCAAGAGCGACTTCTACACAGCACCCGCAAGTACGAAGTTCCACCTCTCCTGCGAGAGCGGCCTCCTGCAGCACAGCCTCAATGTGTTGGATGCCCTCCGGGGTCTGCTTCAGGAAGAACAGACCAATGAGGACGGCACGAAAGCATGGTTCTACACGGTAGCCGGAACCTCGGTCGCACAGATCAAAGATGAGAGCGTCATCCTCATCGCCCTGCTCCACGACATCTGCAAGACCTACTTCTACAGCACCAGCACCCGGAACGTCAAGAACGAAAAGACCGGGAAATGGGAAAAGGTGCCGTTCTACACGGTCAACGACTTGATGCCCCTCGGCCACGGCCCCAAGAGTGCCATGCTGATCAAGAATTACATCAAGCTCACCTCGGAGGAAATGTACGCCATCTGGTGGCACATGGGCTTCACTGATCAGCACACCGACACCATGAGCCTCGCCGCAGCGATTCAGAAATACCCCATCGTCTGGGCACTCCACACCGCCGACATGATGGCCTCGAATTTCATGGAGGACAAGGACGGCAACAAAAAGGGCTTCGAGTGGCAGGAACTCGGTGCCGAGAATTCCAGCAACAGCACAGGTCAGTACGCCGACAACCCGGCTCTGCCCAGCGATAGCGACGAGCCTGTGTTCATGGAGGCCGCACCATGCTGATCGAAGAAGTTGAGTGCAGGGCAAGGGCCAGAGAAAAGGAAAAGGCTGCGCTCATGCGGGATGCAAAGCTGGAGGTCGCCTATAACATTATTTCGGAGGTTTACCGGGAGGCTGCTGCAGAAAGCTACCCCAACTGGACAAAGCAGAAGCAGAATGACATGGACGAAGTCGCGGATTGCACCCATGTAATTCTCAAACAGATCATCTACCTTTCACACAAACTGGAGGACCTAAACACATGAACATTACCCGAAACCTCCTGCACGAGTGGTACCACGGCGGGGCCAGAACCCCGGCAGACGTTCAGAGGCTGGCGCAGGAGAACCTCGGCCTGACGCTCACCGCCGAAAAAGTCAAAAAGATCCTCGAAGATCAGATTCCTCTGGAACAGTGGTATCAGACAAGGATCATGGCAGCCATTCGGCAGCTTTACCCGGAAGCCTTTGTCCGCAAGATTGCAGCCGGAGTTTACAGTGAGCGGGGATTCCCGGATGTACTGGTGATCATTGATGGCCTGTACATCGGCCTCGAAATCAAGCGACCATTCCTCGGAAAGCTGACCCCGCTCCAACTCGACACCATCGAAGCAATCAAGAGAGCCGGAGGAACGGCGAGAGTCGTCTGTCTCCCGGAAGAAGCAGTGGAGGCCATCGAATATGCTACAGCAGGTCTTTGATATTTTGTGGGAGGCTGCGCAGGATGCCGCCCAGCGCATCTCGGACTTCTTCAGAAGAATCGGCGAGTGGGCCAAAGAGGTGTCGCAGAAAGTCCTCCGGGCCTACGCCGGAAACATGGCAATCCTCTATGGCCTTGCCACCGAGAAGCAGATCCGGCTCATGTACCATCGGAGGCCGAGGATTCGGAAGAAGTGGTATCACATCATCCTGCGCCGCATCCGCAGGTTTTTGAAAACGGAGGCGGCAGCATGAAAGAACAGCCATATATTTTGCAGCTTGACCGGCGCACGTTTTATGGCTGCCACGGCAGAGCTTGGCAGGATGGGCCGTTCAGATGGGACTACCGAAAAGCGTCGAGTTTTTACCGCCGTTTTGTTTGCATATACGGATTCCATCTCGGCGTGGCAACAAAACGGCAGATTCATCTCGTGGAGCATGGAAAGCCGAGAACCAGAAAGAAGTGGCTCTGCATTATCCGCAAGAGGATTTACAAGGCATTCGGAATGGAGACGAAAAGATGAAAAGGCAGCGCAACACTATCCCCTTTAAGCCGAAACCTTTCAGCATCAAATCAAAAGCCAAGCAGCGCACGGCAGAGGATGCACTGGCCGGGATGCGCACCCTCCCGATTCCAGCCCTCGTCACGACCATCAACATGATGATCGGCGTTCTTTCGGAGCGAGGATTCCAGATCTACGACTGGGACAACAAGGACAAGGCGGTCTATAAGCTGGTGTTCAGAGGCGGCAAAATCTACGCCCTCATTCCACACACTGCCAAAAAGGAGGATGCCTCCCATGCAGAAACACCCGTCTCAGATGAGCGAGGATGAGCGCATCTTCCTCAAGCGATACCTGAGCCAATATTACCGAGCAAAGGAGCGGCAGAAGATCCTGCGGGAAAGGCTGGCCGACATTCGGACAGAACTGGACCCAGCCGGAAAGAACGGTCGGAACACATCCCTCGCCATCAAGATGGCCGAAATTGAGGACAGAATCGCCCAGCAGTCGGAGATCGAAGCGACGGCCATTCTGGACATTATGGAAGTCCTCGAATTCCTCCCGCAGGATTCCGTAGAGCGGGAGATCATGGAAATGCGCCACATCGACTGCAAGCCGTGGAACGAGATCATGCGCACCATCCACCTGTCAAGGGCACCGTGCTTCAGACGGTACAGCACAGGGCTGGAATGGCTATACACCTACAAAAAGGTGCGCACCACGCTGGCCGAGTTCAGGGCGAGGGTCGAGCGCACAGAAAAGGACGGCCACTAAAAAACAAAGACCGGGGCATAGTTCCGGGGCAGCACACTGGGAATTCCCGCACAGAGAAATCCCGGCCAAGGCTCCCGGCTATGCCCCGGCTTTTCCTTTTTCCATTTTGGATTTTAGACTCACCCCTCGCACACCCCGGATTCCATGCCCCGGCTGTTGCCCGGAAATTTTGCGCCGTGTTCAGGGATTCAAAAAAGCACAAAACCATACGCCCGGAAACAAAGCACCCCCTGTCTGGCCCTGCTTTTTACCAGCGGTAAAAACAGCCCCTGTGTGGCGTGGGAGCAAGGTCATTCGGAACCGTGGACACCCGGCAGCACAGCCCCACAGCACAGAGCGGCGCAGGGGCGCAGCGGGGTCGAGGCGGGGCAACCGCAGGGCAGCGAAAGAAGATACCCAAAGAGACCCCAGAAGTCAATACAATGGTCGCATGGACAAGGGCCAGCCCGCCCAAGCCCATCACGAGTAGGCATCGTGTTGTGTTCTCTCCTTTATACCTTTTCACGGACAAAGGCGCACCCCGCAACCACGCTCGGTGCGCCTTTGTGTTGGAGAGAGAGGGGCTACCCCCTCCCCGGCCACGGCGTAGGTACTACCCCGCCCGGAGAATGATGCGGGGCGAGGAAGGCCCGAAGGTTTTTCGCCTGAAAACTAAAAAAATTTTAGCATTTCGTTACGCAAACCCCATTCAGACCCCACATAGGAGGTGAACGCCATGCAGCAGACCAACCCCATGCGAATGGAGAGACGGCGACTGGCCGACCTCATTCCCGCCGCCTACAACCCCAGAAAAGCCCTGACCCCGGAGGACCCGGAGTATCAGGACATAAAGGCCAGCATTCAGGGGCTGGGCTACGCTGACCCCATCGTCATAAATTACGATGGCACCATCATCAAAGGACACCAGCGGCGTACCGTGATGATGGACATGGGCATCGAAGAAGCCGAGGTCGTCGTTCTGGACATCCGGGACAAGGCCAAGGAAAAGATGATCAACGTGGCCCTGAACAAGATCACCGGCAAGTGGGATCTTCAGATTTTGAAAGACCTCCTGTCCGATCTTGACCTCAACGGCTACGACTTCTCCGTGACCGGCTTCCATCAGGACGACCTCGAAGATTTGATCCAGCAGCTGGATGTGCCGGAAGAAGCCCATGATGACGACTTCGACCCGGATGCAGCCAAGGAAGAAATCGAAACCCCGGTCACACGCCGGGGCGACATTTGGAAGCTGGGCCGCCACCGCCTGATGTGCGGCGATGCCACGTCTCTGGACGATGCGGAAATTCTCATGGCCGGGAACAAACTCGACCTCGTAATCACTGACCCGCCCTACAACGTGGACTACGGCGCAAAAGTTGGTTTTCTGAACGACTATCTCGACCAGACCGACAGCCGCACGAACAGCGTCATCGAGAACGACCACATGGATGCGGCCAGCTTTTACAGTTTTCTGCTGGCCGCATTTCAGGCCATGAACGATGCCATGCGCACAGGCGCAGCGATTTATGTTTTTCACGCCGAGAGCACCGGGCTTCAGTTCCGGCAAGCCTATTCTGATGCCGGGCTGAAACTGGCCCAGTGCCTGATATGGGAGAAAAACGCATTTGTTCTCGGTCGCCAAGACTATCAGTGGCGGCACGAACCGATTCTCTACGGCTGGAAAGAGGGAGCGGGTCACTACTTCATCAATGACCGCACACAGGACACCGTTCTTCTGGACGACCTGCCCGACTTCCAGTCAATGAAGAAGCAGGAACTTCTGGCCTTCATCGACCAGATGCTCCGGGAATACAAGGATCAGACCACGGTTCACTTTGAGCCGAAACCGACCCGAAACGATATGCACCCGACCATGAAGCCTGTACCTCTGATCGGACGGTTGATGAACAACTCCAGCCGCCCCGGATGGATGGTCGGTGACTTTTTCGCCGGGAGCGGGTCCACCCTGATGGCAGCAGAGCAGCTCGGACGGACGGCATTCTGCATGGAACTGGACGAGAAGAACTGCGACGTAATCATAAAGCGGTGGGAAACCTACACCGGGCAAAAGGCAGAGAAGCTCTAACCGCCGTATGACAGACCACGAATTACAACTAGCTATCAGCGGGGGGGGGCTCTATTTGAACGATAAAGGCGAAGTTGCAGGCGGCTCCATGTACCGCGTGGAGGTCATCGCCAAACTGTTCGGAGTAACCGTCCGCCGTATTCAGCAACTCACACAGGAGGGCGTTCTTCCCACGACCGAGACCCCGGAGGGTAGACGTTACGATCTGGTTCCCACGATCCAGAAGTACGTCAAATACCTTTCGGACAAAGCCTACGGCAAGAACCGCTCCGAAAAAGAAATGGACCTGAGAGAACAAAAACTTCAGGCCGATATCGCCCTGAAAGAAGCGCAGGGCGAACTCCACAACATGAAGCTGTCCGTTGCATCCGGGCAGCTTGTGGACGTGGAAAAGGTCAAAGAGGACTACAGTCGATTCTTCACGACCTTCAAAAAATTCGCCATGTCGCTCCCCGGACGGCTGACCAGCATGGTGAGCGGCTACGTCGAACCACTAGAAGCCCGGAAGATAGAACGTGACCTGCAGGGGGAGGTCAATCGACAACTCGAAGCGTTCTATCTGGCCGCAGTAACAGAAATCCCGGACAAGGGCAATGGCAGCAAACCGAAAGCCCCGGATTCGTAAATTTCTGGTAACCCCCTACCAAAAAGAGGCCCTGCGCTACCTGCGTCCGCCAGAGGACATCAATGTTTCAGAGTGGGCGGCGAAGTACCGTGTTCTGGAGAGCAAAACTTCCTCCGTGTCCGGCCCTTGGATGAACGACAAGACCCCATACCTCGTGGGTATCATGGACGAACTCCGAAACCCTGAAACAGTGGAAACAATCTTTTGCAAACCTACGCAGGTCGGCGGCACCGAGGTGATCTTAAATTGCATCGGCTACATCGTGCAGCAGGACCCATCCCCAACAATGGTCGTTTACCCCATCGACACACTCGGCAAGAGCGTGTCGACAAACCGCATCGAACCGATGCTGCTGGCATCTCCGACACTGAAAGCCCTATACCACCAAGATGAATCCTCGGTGATGGAGCTTCAGTTTGACGGAATGTACCTATCGCTGGTCGGGTCAAACTCCCCGGCTGGCCTCGCAAGCAAGGCAATCCGCTTCCTTTTTCTGGACGAGGTAGACAAATACCCCGGCGCAAGCAAAAAGGAGGCAAACCCCATCAAGCTGGCAACGGAACGAACCAAGACGTTCCACAACAGGAAGATCTTCATGACCTCCACCCCGACGCTTCGGACAGGCCCCATCTGGAAAGCCCTCGAAAGCGCGGACGAGGTCCGGCATTACTTCGTGCCCTGCCCGCACTGCGGGAAATTCATCGAACTCAAATGGGCGCAGATGAAATTCCCCGGCGACAAAACCCTCGCCAATGCAGACAGGGCAGCCAAGTGCTACTACGTCTGCCAGAAGTACGGCGGCATCATTACCGACCGCCACAAGCCGCAGCAG